TACGTATTTTGCTCTAGGTGCATCCTTAGAATACTTATGAGCATTAGGATTATCTTTACCTAAGCGACCCTGCAACACAACGCGCTTACCAGTTCCCTTTACAGATTTTTTAAGGTCTGCTAATTTCTTTTCAGACTCAGTATCACCCGGTTTGTGAGTAAATTGGTATGAGGTACTCTTACGAGCTTCATCAAGTTCTACTTCTTCTTTCGTAAGACGATCTGTTGCTTTTGCAATACCAGCTCTACGCTTAAAAGACTTACCCCAGCTGCCTTTTGGCTTAAGCGGATCACGTGCGCCGAGAGTATATGCATTATTTGCCATATCATCCGAAGCTTTTTTCACATATGAACCGAGTGTTTTTTTACTAATCTCGTCAATTTGTGCCAACTCTTCTTTGAGATTGTGATCACCTTTACCAATACGACCAGCAATTCTACTACCACCGTCATATACTACAAAATCTCCATTATCTGCAATTGCAGAAGTGTACTGATGGTTCTTTGGCAGACGAGACTTGCCAAGAGCCTTGAGCATATGCTTGTGATAGATGTCTGATTTTGCTTCATCAAGTTCTGCAGATTCGCGGATTTTTTCTTGTCCGTGCTGATCATGTTGTACTGGTCGAGTAGTAGTTAATCTCGTGCGAGTAATACCACGTGCGTCTGTATATTGAATTGGTCGTTTTATAGCTGAACGAGTTACTTCATCGAGTTTAGATAGTTGTTTATGGGGAATTTTAGCAGTAGAACCCATATGAGTGCCATCGACCTTTACTACAGCAAGACTGCCACCTTTCATGCGGCCACCACTAGCATTATGAACGGTCCCTGTTAAATTTTTACCAGATCCGTGATCATGCCATGTAACTCTATCACCTGCTCTGTGGATTGCTTCATCAAGTTCAGCTTCTTCTTTTTGCATTGCTTTTTTAATAGCTTTACGGCGGTTAAGAAGATACTTGTCAGACTTATCAGAGTCACCATCATTATCGATGTCGTCATCTTCTTTTCCTACTGGATCCAATGCTTCATAAACATCTTCGTCTTCGCCAGCATTATAATCTGCTTTACGAGCTGGAGTCTTACCTTTTTTAGATCTGAACTGATCTTCAACATCCGATGGATAATCGAACATTTCTATTTCGTGCTTAGCTTTGAAATTTATTTCATCGCCAGCTTTTGGTTGAGCTACTTCGGAAAGTATCTTACGAAAAGTCTTCATTTTTGAGGTCCTCTTTTAAATCTGTTTGTGATTTTCTTACTATTTATAATACGCAATGATTCTTCAGCTTCTGGTGGCTGATCCTGTTCTGGCTCATCAGATTGTGATGAATCATCAGTCCCTCTATCTCCGTCTCCAGTATCTTGGTTATAATCTGGATCACCCTCATCACCATAAAGACCGGCTGCCTTTTCTTTATCCATTTGGCGCTGCATTTCTCTAAAATCATCATCAGACATAAACAGAACGTTTTTAACAACCCACTCACGAGAGAAATATTTACCAATTTGCTCTTCAACATCTCTTAACGAAGATAGCTTTTCACGAAGAATTTCTGATTCTTTTAATTCTTCAAAATAGTTATCCTTCATAAAGTCATAACGTATTTTATCTTTAATATCTGCCCACTCATCAGGAGTTATAACACCTTTGAGGATAAGTTGTTTTTCTAGGCATGTATCAAATAAAGAAGAAAAACGAACCCGCAATCTTCTAATGAATTTACTAAACTTCAACTCATCTCTTGAAATTTCTGAAACTCTTCCGAATGTAGCCATTGTTTCTGGTTCGAGTCTTGATACTGGAACTCTTAATGATTTATAGAGTTTTCTTTGGAAATATTGAAGATTTTCATCACCACTCAACGCTGCAGCATTACCGCCCGCAAGAATATCAACTTCAGTAGATCTATCACCACCTCTACGAGGGAACCAAAAATCTTCAGTCATTGTCATAAATCTGCGCGAGTCTGTAATATCTCCAGATGTGGAATCGTATTGCAGCTTATTTTTATGACGAACCATCATATCATGAAGATATTGCTCTGCTTTTGCTTTCGGCAAGTTACCAACATCGATATAGAAAATACGTCGTTCTGGAGCTCTTGTGAGAGTGTAGATTACAGTAGCATCTTCGAGCATGCGAAGTTGGTTAAGAGGCTTAATAGCTGGGTGTAAATATGAAAGAACCATAGAATTATTTTCATTCATCAATCCAGAAGTAACTCTTGCTATAGAATCTTTAGAAATTCTATAACCAGTAGTACTTTGGTTATTAAATGAAGATGTTTTATTGGATCCAAAGCCATTTTCTGAATATAGGAAATATTCTTTCTTTAGCTTTTTTACCGGCATTCCTGAATGCGGATCTTTATCTTTTTCACTTATTTCTTTTACAAGACGTATTTTTCTTGGGTCAATATATCTTAGTTCCAATATTCCGTCACTTAAATTTTCTTCATCAATTACTATGTGATAGTTTAATCTACCATCTACGTAGAATTTTTGAAAAATATCATATGCGTTATTGGAAAAATCTAATATACGAAGAATTTCATCAAACTCTTCTGTTATTTTATCTTTTACTTTGTTTGGAAGTTCTGTATCATCTAAAACTATTTCAACGACTTTTTCATGAGAATCAACGCTAATAGCTTCATTGACTACTTCATCTACGGCTTGTGATATTTCTGGCTGTATAAGCATTCCTCTGTATCTAGTTACTAGCTCAGATTCAGTTTTTGCTGCACCATCCATATCCAACATCATTCCGTAGGAACCACCTAAAGCAGTTCCTACGGTTAATGCGCCGTCATCATTGTTTGGTTCAACAAATGATAACGGTTGTTTATCTTCTTGATCTTCGTCTCGGCGAATTTCGAAACCAAATAATCGCATTTTATAATCCTTATTTCACTAATTATTAAGTTGTAGATATTCCAGTAGTACCTTCAACTCTCCATAAATCATATTGGAATGACACACCAAATTCTTCAATGCTGTCAGTTTGTTCCCAGTTCAAACTTATTGGATCAATATCAATTGGATGAAGACCTTCAAACACGTATGTTCTAAGCGCGTTACCATCCTTTGAATACTGAGTCACAATAGCATTAGACTTATAATTTTGTGGTAGTGCTCTCGTATTTGAATCGTGCGAATTTATCGCATTAGACCAAGCTTCCATAGCGTTGCGTATTGCAAAGTCTTCATCGTTAATAATTGTAACTTGCCAATTATCAAACCTACGATCGCCAGCATACTTAATTTGACGACCAAAATATGGAACTACATATGAACCAACTGAAGAACCAGGAAGCGCTGCAGTTTTTACCATGAATGGAAGTTTAAAATCAGCGTTAGCTAAAATTGGGTTTGTTATTTGTACCTGGAAGAGAGTGGGACGTGCCCCACCCCCTGTTAGTTGTGATTTGAATTCGTTTATGTTGAAAGACATTTATCTAACTCCTTTTCTTTCTATTTATTAGAGTTGCTGTCCAACAATTTCGTCAAAGTCGACGCCGGTTCTTGTGGCGACGAATGTGAGTTCAATTATGTTGATTGAGCGTGCTGGCTTAATGAAAATATTACCTCTAAAGATGTTTCTATCTATAACATCAGGAGTATTTACTGTAGCGTCAGACACAACTCTAAAATCTATAATACCTCTTCTACCTTGAATATCGCGCAAGAATGGCTCAACCAAGTTTTTGAATTGAGTCTGCGTGAACTCGTCGTTGAAGTCGAAGAGGAATGAAGCGGCGACTGTTGCAATAGCTTTTTCAACTGTTATAAACAATCTACGTACGTTAATTCTAGTGAATGCGCTACCAGTAGCAGTACCAAGAGCAGTTTTATCACCGAATAGAATAACACCTTGTCCAACTTGCGAAATAACTGGGTTTATGTCACTACCATAAAGCTGATCTCTTTGTGCTTTATTTGGATTAAACGCTAACTTAATTACGTTTTTAATTATGCCTCTCTTGTAACCGGCTGGAGATTCCCATGGAAGAACTCGCGCGCCCAATCCAGCGATGTCACCGTTTAGCGGTACCCAACGATAAGCATCGTTGTATTTGTCATAGCGGTACTTATATCCAGTATCAATTACCAAGTACGAAGAAGCAGTTAAGCTGTTTCTATATGCAATAGCGTTACTCATCTTAGTTGTTGGATTAGATGGAGCTACTACACTTGCATATGGCGGAGATGCGTATACTATGCAATCTTTACGGTTTTCTGAAATATTTGAAACTAAGTAGTTTGCGAGGTTTGCGCTAATTGATTTACCGCAAAGTACAGCAGATATATCAACTTCATTAGGATCAGAATATAAGTCATATCCAGCTGCAAGTTTACCGAGCGAAATGGTCAATTCACCTTCACCGTCGGCGCCAGAAGCTAATTCTTCATAAATAGGCGCGGTTGCAGACGCAGATACGATCGAAGATGTAGCTACGATCCAATCAGAATTATTTTCTATGAGTGTAGGATAATAATTGTTAGAACCATCTGGAAGCTTTGCGCCAGCGGTTACTGAAACATTTTCGTATAGTTCTAAAATAGTTCCAGAATTACCTGTTATTTCACCGTCTTTATCAATAACAACGATGTGTACACTATTGCCAGAAGGCGCGCCAGATACACGATTAGAATATCCCCACTTTCTTTGTAGACTAAGAGTAAGTAGATCTTCTTCTGGTAGCGTATATTTATTTTTAGTGGTGATTGTGTAATCGAAACTTGTATTACTATCTACGGTGTCGTCAGAAAAAGTAGAAACTACAAGATCTTGATAGCCTATAGTATCGTTACCAATTCTTATAATATCATCTTCTTGTATAGCGTCAGTAAGTTCTGTAGCTATTGAAACTGAAATAGTATTAGAATTAAAAGTAATTGTAGGTTCTGCGCCTAAAGCAGATCCAACGTTTACAATTGTTTCATTGAATGACGATGCAGATGTAACAGAAACCTTTACAGAGTTACCAAGCTCACCAGGGTATTTTGCTTCAAAATACGTTCCAGTTGCAGTATCAGTTGGTGTCGCGTTTGATGTTGAATCTGAAACGACACGAGTAACGTATAATGCATTTGAATACGATAAGAAATCAGCAGCAGTAAAGAAAGTTTCGTAGTTCTGCCATGCGGTATTTGCAAATGGTCTGCCAAAGCGCGAAGCAAGTTCGTCTTCAGATGTAACTAGAATGCGTTCATTAACTGGTCCCCAGCGAAATACACCGGCTATTACAGCAGGAGGAGTCGCGGTCGCAGGTATTACTGCAGACGCGTCCACTTCTCTCACTATGACGGATGGACTTACAGAAAAAACCATATTTTTCTCCTTTTAGATAAATTGTTGTAGTCGAATTTTTCTTAAATCTATTTATAAAAGTACCGACTTTACATCCAGCCGTTTCGTATAGGCTGAAACCCAGGTTTTATTGCGTCATCGTCATGACCCGCGTCTATAAAACCAAATGGTAGCAAATCTTCTTCAATTTGCTCTTCAGTTTTTTCCCTTAGTCTTGATAGTGTATTTATATCTGTAATATCTTTAAAATACGTTTGGTCTGTTAACCAAGCAAAGTGCACAAGATTAATTACCATATCGTCGTGTGCACCAGATTCAGCTTCATATGATGGACCCTTTCTAGAAAATCTAGAAAGTTCTTGAATAGTATCAAAATCAGATAATATCAGTTGATTTTGCTCTATAAGAAGTTTTAAGATAGAACAGCCAATAGCCTTTACGGATTTAGAAGTACGA